CTTCCAATATTTCCATTGCTTTACGACATTTTTTTATTTCAATGTCTAATTCAACACCAGATAAATCTTCTAAAGAACCTTGAGTGTTCTCTATCTTCATATATTCTAAAAAATCTTTTCTGAGTACTATTTTTTCTTCTGACATAATTGAAATTTTAAATATTGTACAAATATACGGATTTATTTTTTATTAAGTGCAACAATATTATTAAATTCTTGTAAAATCCTTGTTTTATTTTCAGATGGTGATTGATTAATATAATCAATCACCATTTCATTTAAAGAAAGTGATGATTCATTTAAGTCTAAAACATCTTCCCTATCTTTCAATATTTCATCATCAGTATATGTCACATTAATTGGTTCATATTCAGATAATAACATTTCAATTTTAAGTTTGTTGTCAACTAATAGTCGTTTATTTATATTCAAACTTACATAGTTATTCTTAAAAATATCTGAAGATATATTTAGATCCGCTATGGAATCTAATGATATTTTCTTAAAACTTGGACTTAATTTATTTAAAATAAATTTATCTGTATTTGTGTGAGTTTCTAAAACAATAAATCCTTTTTTTGTATCAGTATCTATGTTATATGGTGCTGCTAAATTTTTAATATTTGCTGTCACACTATTTTTATCGTAGAATCCGTTGTAACATTTTTTGAAAAATTTCAATTTATTGATAAATATGTCTTTTTTTGGTGAGTTTAGATAATCAATATTGAAAAAACAATAATCAGAATCAAATTTATCTATTTCTTCTATTTTTGTGTTATATGGTAACATTAAAAACCTTTGATCTAAAAGAACATTTATTTCTGTTGGATTTTTAATGATGCTTATATTTTCAAAATTTTTAAGAATGTTTAATGTAAGATTATCATTTTCACCTTGAATAATATAAACTGGTAAAAGTTTTGCAATTTTTTCAAATAAATCTTGAATGAATTTTAATGCGTTTAGGTCAATTGTTTTTGTTTTGCAAGTAAAGTTACCTAAGTGAATTAAAATGTCATTAGGCTGCACGTTATTAGTCAAATATGGTAGGAATTCATTGTAGAAATATAAATCCATGTTCTTTAGCCAATCTTTTGATGGAATTGTTTTTGCTATGTTAAAATTTGTATTACTGATTATAAATATCTTTGACATTTTCTAGTCTTTTTAATTTTTCTTTTCTAATTTTTCTTTGATATTCAATAATCCACTTATTATTTGTATTTGGACGTTGATCTGGTATTATCCATTTCATGAGTATTTTTTCTTCAGTAAGTATTAAGTTCATTTAATCTTTTTAATTTTTGTTTTCTAACCTCTTTATTAATTAATTTAAAACATTCATTTGAATTTACTCTCATTGTTTCTATTGGCTCACAACCTTTATGTATTTTGCGCATAGAATTCTTCTCATCATATTTATCTTTATATTTTTTAATTTCATATAAATTACAATCGAAGTTTATTTTTCTTAATTCATAATAATCTCCTATAATAAATGCAACATGATAACCATATGGCTTGATATATTTTATAAAATCTTTTTTATTTTTTATTTTTTCTAATTCCATTCAATTTTTTTAATTTTAATTTTCTCTCTCGTTTCAAATTGACAATATCTTGCCATTTATCACTTGAGAACCCTTTAATTTTTAACACTGTCAAGTCACCGTTAAGATTTGCTTTTTTATATTGATCAAATGGAGCATTATATATTTCACTCAACATAAAATACCGTCTCAAATTTTGTATATTATATTCATTTAAAAATGCTTTAATCATAACACAACCATCAACTTTTGATTTGCCAACTTCTTCTACACCAATATATTTTAATACTTTTGACGTAATATAATCATCAGTATATTTATTACTTACTCCCATGATATTTCTTTTAATTTTTTTAATTTTTTTAATCTTTCTTGTTTTAACATAAATAAATTTATAGACTCTAAATCATAATTTATATAATCAATTGAAAATGTCACTTCTATTAGATCATTTTCTCTGAAAGAATAATCTGTAGGAAATATACCCATAATTTTTAAACCATTTCTTATAAAATTTTTTTTATAACTAGATGCTGGTTTGCTTAGTCCATTTTCATCAAAAGTATCATCCCGCCATTTTTCTAATGTCATATAATAATTTGTAGTTGTTTCAGCTATCATTTTTATCACTGTTGTAGTTGGAATATTACCATACCCATATTGGGATGAATGATTTTTTTGTATATCAAGTGATAATATTTTTAATCTTATGCCTTCTATTGTTATGTGTGCATTTCTTATCATTTCTTTTTATTTATATTTTCTAATTTTTTCCTTCTTAAATATTTTTCAATCAAATAAATATCAATTCTATCTAAAATTTCATCTACTGTTTTTGTATGACTAACATTAGTTTTAAAATCTTCATCATTCCAATGTGAAAACATATTTATATCATCATAACCTTCTTCATCTTTACTCCAATTGCTTCCAAACATTATATTATCTTTATTTTTAATAATTTATCGTAATATTGCTCACTTAAATATTCTTTGCCTTCTAAAATGTGATTTTTATATTCTTCAGTTGCTTCTAGTTCATTAACAGAAGTCCAATTATCATTAGCAATATAAATTACACATTTTTTATTATTTATAATGTAAGTATCTCTATTATAATGCTTTGGATATCCTTCAAATTTATCTAATTTTAAAATATCATCTTCTGAAACTTCATAAATTATACCTTCAACTTCAGAATTATCGTCTCTGATAATATTTGCAAATCCAATATTTGAATTTTTTTGTGATTTTTTATTTATGATAAATCTATAACCTTTGAGTATTCCTTTTTCTTTTGATAAAAAATTTACACCTCTTTCAGTCATTCTTTTATCATTCATATTTGATCCGTATGCGAAATAATTTATCATTTATATTTTATTTAATTTTTCTAATTTTTCTTTTCTGAGTTTTCTTAAAATTTTTTTATTAAGATTTTCATCAAATATGTACATGTTTGGTGGCACGTCATTAGTTGATATTAACCAATAACTTTTAAACATTTTTAATGTACCATCTGGATTGAGACAAGATTTTGTCCAAGGTCCATAAACATCATCTTTTCCATAATCATCATTAAGTTCAGATACCATTTTTTGATAATTTGTATCAGCTTCTCTTTTTTTTTTTCTAAATATATCCATCTTCATTATCTTTTTTTGAATCTTCTTGTCTTTTTTCTATATCTTTTCTATATGCAAGTGCATCTCTTTTAAGTTGCTTTGCTGTTTGTATAACATATTCTAAATTTTGCCTTAACCGAATAGACGCAACTTTGAAATCCTTTTTATATAATTTATAATAGTCTGATCTGCAATAGTTTAATCTTTCTATAATATCTTCTATTGGATTGTCTGAATCGTCATAGTCTTCTGTTGTTGAAGAAATTTTGCTTGTTCTGACACTTATATTACTCTTTTTTTTCATTTAATTTATTCAATTTATTTTTTCTTTCTTCTCTCAATTTTTTTATATCATCTTGCCAAATTGTAGTCATTTTATATTTCTTTTTTCCATGATAAATATAAATATCATTAGTTGAATCAATATATACATCACCATTTTTTGGATTATTAGGCTCTTCTTGCCTATAAATTCTAGTGTTCAAGTGGTCATTTAGTTTATTTAATTTTTCCAATCTTGATTTTTTTAATGCTGCAATTCTTTCTCCATTAGTATCTCTCATTATTGTAGTTGAACAAACGATGTGTTCGCAACTTGATTTTTTTGTTAACATAATAGATACATTTATTTGATCATCTGGTGTGAAAGGACCGTTGTTGCTATCATCACAAACAACTTTGGAATCTGAAAATCCAAATTTAGTATAAACAATTTTTTCTAACTCAGATACTATCAATGCGTGATCATAAGTTGGTATATTTTCTAATTTTTTCCTTATTTCTTTTTTAAGTTCGCTCATTATATTCTTTTAATAATTTTTCTTTATTGATAGAAACAGCACCAAGTTCCTCACAAACAATTCCACCGGCTATATTTGCAATTTTTGCAATTTCTTCAATGTTAATATCGTTTATTAGCATAGAAATTACAGAGATGACCGTATCACCTGCTCCAGAGACATCAGCAACTTCTCTGCTTGTACCTGGTATATTTTTATTAATTATTTTATTATTTTTTTTGTATGATAAGAAAATACCATTTTCTGATAATGTTATAAAAACAATTTCAATGCCTTTTTTGTGTAATAATTTTGCACCATTTTCTAAATTTGTAGTATTCATACTATCTTTAAATTCTTTTAGATTTGGTTTAAAAAGAGTTATATTTTTATAATAATTGAAATTGGTTTTCTTAGGATCTACTATTATAGGAATATTTAATGAATTAGCTTTTTCTGAAACAGTATTTATAATTTCTTCATTTATAACGCCTTTATCGTAATCTTGAAATAATATACAATCAATTTTTTCATTTTTGAATATCTCATATATTATTAATAACAACGTATTTTGATCTATACCTAATTCAGATTTAATTTCTTCATCTATTCTTAGCATTTGATGATGATTACCTATTATTCTAGTTTTATTTGTAGTTAGTCTATTTTCTGATTTATGAATATATGTTGTTTGAATCTCTAAATCTTTTAATAAAGATATAAAAATTTCACCATTTTTATCATTACCAATTACTGAGCATAAGATTGGTGTGCCGCCTAAATTTTTTATGTTCGTTGCTACATTTGCTGCACCACCTAGTTTATCTTGTTTATTTATAATATCTACAATTGGAACTGGTGCTTCTGGTGAAATTCTTTCTACATTACCAAATAGATATGAATCTAACATTACATCACCTATGATTAATATCTTTTTATTTTTAAATAGCAATTTTTTATTTTTTATATAAAAAATTCATTAAAAAGTTTAATCTAGCAATTTGATTTTTTTATTTGATCCATAATATCTTTTATTTGAGCATCTGTTGTTCCTACGTGTTGATTATACGCTGATTTACCATTAGGTCCTGCAACTGATGCCCATTCATATGCTAATGATTGTTGAAAAGCTTCATCACCCATTTGGTTAGTTACCCATTTGTTATAACCTCTACTTATTAGTTTTTGAATTGCTAATTTATCTTGTGTGTCTGGTGAGAAAATTGTATCATCTGACATACCAGCATCTTTTGCGAGTCCATTTAAAGTTGAACTTATAAATTGATATCTACCAATGGCAGATGATGGTAAATTTTTACCTGCTTGATTTTTAAGCATTAATGCTTGAACTTCTTTTATTTCACCTATTGTTAAAGTTGAAATTGGCTGAACACTTTTACCTGATGGTAATGTTTTAGGTGTAAATTTTCCATAACTATAAGTTATATCATATGGACTATAAACACCTTCTTTTCTTGCTGATTTAGCGGATGTTCCTTCACCTTCAGCTATTTGATCTAATAATAATTTAGCATTTTTTTCTTTACAATCTAATGATGAATTATCAACACTACCAAATGCAGTTTCTTTTTCATCACTAGTACTATTAGTTGGATGTGATTCTTCTATTGTGTTATCTTTATTGAATTTTTTTGCACTATCACATGGTACAATTATGGCTGTTTCCGAAGTAACTGATGTATTTTTTTCATAATCTTGACCATTATATTGATCATGTGTTTGTGTTCCAGATTTATTTAAATTTACAAATCCATCAACTAAATCACTATTGTTAAATTTTTGCAATAATTCAGTTGTTGTAAAATCAAATCCCATATCAAAATGCCATACTTCGTTAAATGATTTACCCCATCTAAATCCTAATGATTTACCTATGCTACCCATATCATCCCATTGTGAGTAGTTGTTTTGAGTGCTTTTTGTTATAGTTTTATTACCAACTGATGGCCAGATATCGACAGCTAATCCATAATTATGATAACTTTTACCTGGTTGAGCTGCATCATTATTACCTTGTGCTATTAATTGACGTTGATATTCAATTGACCTGTAGCCACTTGTTATTGTTATTTTTGTACCTAATTCTGATTCTATCTTATTTATTAATCTTGTGACATATGGTTGTATTCTAGGATGCAAACCTTCTATAATTTTTCTATTTTTTCTGTTTCCAACATCTTCACCATCAGGAAAATTAACAGGAATTATTGTGCTTGGTGCTGCGTTTTTTAATGTATCACAAGCTTTACTATTTTGATCTACTATAGCTGAAAGTAATTCTGCTCTATGTTTAGCCGAAACACTTCCTTCTTCTGGTGGTACAACTAATGTAATATCATTTCTATTATTAATTGTATCTGGTGTTCTTCTAAGAAGTTTAACTTTACCATTATTAACTATTTTGACATTATTAGATACAAAATCTGGTCTTAATTTCTTATATTCAGCACATAGTTGACTAAGTTTTGGTTTTAAAACAGGTGCACCTAAATTTCCAACTAATGAAAAAGGATTAGATAATTCAGTCATAAATTTATCCATCCATTTAAAGAAATTTGTACCAAGAACTGCATCTTGATTAGCACCTTTTGAACCTAAATTTATAAGTTGAGTATTATCTTTTATTTCAAGATTTATACTATTATTATTAATAGTAATTTTATTAAGAAGTTGATCCATAGTAAATTCTTGACCTTTAACATATATTTGTGTTGATTCATCAAATAATAACGCTGTGAAATTTACATATTCTTCATCAGTTAAACTATTAAGTTTTTGCTGTAAATTTTCATTATAATTTTCAGAATATATGTAATATGGTGAATATAAATCATCTGATAAGAAAAGAATATTTACTAATTTACCTATTGCAGGTACATCGAATTCTGTACCTGATAATCCAGCAAAAGGGTATGCGTATGGAATATCAGCAACTTCTATATTGTGATAAAGTGTCTGAACTCTTACTTTAATTCTACCTTTTCTGTTTGGGTCTTTGTTGTCTTCAACTATACCTACGTAAAAATCTCTTCCTAATTGCATTAATTATATTTTATTTTAAAAATTTGCAGCATTTCTAGTTGTAGTTTCTAAGTCATTTAATAATCCAGCAGATAATTGTTTGCCAAAATTTGCTAAACTTGCTCTATTATTAAAATCTGGCTCATAAACATTATCTGGTTCAATTTTATTAAGGTTTGTAAAATTTCTAAATTGTGTTAAAAGTCCATTTACTGCACTTCCTCTAGATTCTCGTAATTTTGTTTCAAGACTATCCATATAATTAAGTCCTTGATTTGTTACTGTTTGTGCTGCTTTTGATAATAAATTATTTAAATAACCTTTCTTTTCAGGCGGGGTATCAGTTTTTATTCTATCTAGATTATCAAAATAATTATGTTGTGAACCTTTATCTGAAATATTAGAATATAATAAATCTTCCCATGGCGTTATAGAATTTCCAAACCCTGTGTCTGATGTATTTATTAATGGGAAATTGCTATAATGAGTTACTGATTTATAAAAAATTTCAAAAGATAATGATCTTGGAGAGTTATCAATTCCTTTGCTATAACCTCCAATTTCAAGTTCACTATCAAAATTTGTACTTTGAATAAAATTGAAATTACAATCATGTAAAGTATATACAATTTGTGATTTTGGTGACATCGCATATGTTATATTTTTACCACTATAATTTTTATTTACAGGAACATTTTCAGACCTATCATTACCACTTTGCTGCATTTGAAAATTTCGCATATCATTAATTTTAATGTTCATGTTAAATCTTATTAAATTTTCAGGAAACATATATCTTTGATTTTTATAACTATAAACTAAATTTTTATATAATTCAGATAAATACCATGCGATCATAGAAACATCTTCATTTATAGTTATTGTTATTTTATCTTCACCAAATTTTATAAATTTTTTATTTAGATTATCAAGTCCTGCTATTTTTGATATATAATATGCTTTATTTTTTAAATTTCTACCATTATTATCAATAAGAACTTTTTCAAATATTTTAAAAAATACATTTGTAAATTCCTGCCAAATATCTAATCTATTTGCATATCCAGTTGGATCAATTTGACTATAACTATTCATGAAATATGATAATGAATTTGGTGCACCTGTATCATTAAATAGTGGTGAATTTTCATCAAAAAACAATTCGAATGTAGGAATAAATGGATCTTCATACCAAAAATCATTTTGTCTATATCCACCCAATTCTACATTTGAAAATAAGGACCTTTTGAATGTGTTAGTATCTTCA